TCCATCCAGGTCTGCCCGTCTAATTTGACGGGTAATGTTTTTTCGCCCGACCAACAGAACGGGGCTATACCCGTCGTGGAACTCTCCTACAACCAGGTTCTTCTTCATTTTTCACTCCTCCTCCCCTCGCGGGGCGGTAATTATCCGGGTTCGCCCGGAGTGTCTGGGGATTGCAGGCCCTCCATTTTCCGGCTCATGACTCCTCTGAGGGAGTCGGCGTCCGGTAATTCCAGGGGCCCGCTGCTCGTCCCCCGTTGGTTCGTGATTGTATGTGCGAAATCCATGCCAACCCAGCCGAAAAATCCAGGAACGCCCGCAAACGTAGTGCCAGAGCGGAAAGTAAGGCCATTGTTGCTTATTGATAGCCATTATCAACTGTTACATTTTTTCGCACCAGTTTAGCCGCAATATAGCTATAATATAAATATGGCAAGCATGTCAACACCCGCAAATGCAAGCTTGGCAAAGGTTACAGGCGCTGTTACATTTTTTCGCACTGAAAGCCGCAAGTGGGAAAAAAATTAGCAGAACAAACGTTCTAATTGTGCTTGACAAACGCAAATACCAGAGGATAATGAGGCCCAGTTCGATGATCCCCCCGCATGGCGAGATGGCGAGATGAGCCCACACCCATTGGATTGTAACCAATGTGAACTCCGCAAGCAATTATGTTCCCGGCGGCTGTGTATCGCCGCCGAACGGTACGCCAACCAGGATTATGTCGGGCGCCGCGAGAGCCCCTTCACCTGGGTAAAAAATTGTAACCCTGATTGTATCCGCACCGAGCATAATGCTTTTTTGCAGTCCCCGCCCGCAACCATTTTGATAATTTCTAAACTTTATTTTCGGCATCACCTAAAAATCTCCGAAATCGCCGATATTACTTATAAATCACACCAATATGTTAGTAAAATTGTCACCACGTTATGTAAACTTACAGGCAAAAATGGACGTAAAAAACGCTGATTTTGGCGTATAGTATATAAGGGCGCAAAGCGCCGTCCTTCAATCCGTATGGATTGCCGTTCGCAAGAACTGGTCTCCTCAGAGAGGAGAGAAAACAGATTAACCGTATCGGTAGATGAGGAAAATGACCCGATCCAATCAACATAATAAATCAATTCATACCCCCGTTGATGTGTTGCAAGCGATTGACCTCAAATACAATCACCATCTGTCTTACGCCCAGATCGCCGCGATCCAAGGTGTGACCCCCCAAGCAATCCACCAAAAAATTAAGGACTTACTACCCATCCCCGAAACCCAGGTGTACATAGATCATCGATCAGAGATACTCGCGCACACACAGCTAAGATTGTTGGCAGAGCTTGATGCAGCGCGGCTAAAAGAGATGGGAGGCCGCGATCTGGTTGTGAGTATGGGCATCCTCTACGATAAGGAGCGCGTGGAACGTGGGTTAGCGGGGGATGATAAGCGCCCCCTTCTGGTGGTGATTCGCAGCGAGGGCGCGCCCGTTCAAGTCAACTTATCAACAGGGTCTGATAATGTTCTACGTGATAGTCAAGTGGTTGATATGGTTAAAGATAAGCTGTAAGTTTACATATATACTGTTATCGGACGTAGTTGTAATATCAATGGGTTACAAGGGTGTTGATAATGAGATGGTCAAATGTGGTTGATAAGTCAGATAGTGGACTGTTGATAGGTCTGTTGATAACTCATACGTGCATGGCAGGTGGGGGTAGCGCACGCAGCCGGCGCAGTAAGCATGCTTTTCTCAGACCGGGAGGAGGGGGGGGTAGTCCCCTTTCCATAGCCGTCTGGTTCCATAGGCATCTACCTCACACCAGACTTTGTAATTTCAAGGGGGGTGTAACGATGCTGACGTTAATAACGGTAGAGTTTATTAGTTTTTGCTGGATGATGCTTTGGATGGGTGGGTTGACATGAAGCGTGTGGTGGAGAAGGAGCGTGAGGAGTTACAAATTGATCGTGATGTTGCGAAGTTCACAGAGCGCCAGATGAGTGCGGTTCGGATGTTGGATAGCGGGAGAGTAAAGTTTTTGCTGTATGGTGGGGCGTTGGGGGGGGGGAAGTCATATTTTTTAAGATGGGTAGCGGTAAGGTTGTTGGTAATTTACGGGCAGGTATATGGTATAAGGAATGTAGCTGTGATGTTGGCTTGCGAGGATTATCCTTCTTTGAAGGACAGGCAGATACAGAAGGTCGCGCGCGAGTTTCCGTCCTGGTTGGGTAGGATGTATGTTGACCACAAGGAGTATGGGCGGTGTTTTATATTGCATGAGGATTTTGGGAGCGGGGTGATATGTTTTCGGAATTTAGATGATCCTTCTAAGTATCAGTCATCTGAATGGGCGGCGATATTAGTAGATGAATTGACGAAGAATGGGCTGGATACATTTACGGATTTGAGGATGAGAGTGCGGTGGCCGGGGATACCGGATATGGCATGTCCGTTTATTGGGGCGACAAATCCCGGGGGGATAGGCCATGCGTTTGTCGAGAGTTTGTGGATGGATAAGGTGTTTCCTGATGAGTTTTTGAAGCCCGTGGATTATAGTGGGGCGTTTGGGTACATACCGTCTAAGGCGGAGGATAATCCGTATTTGGACGAGGCTTATTGGGCGGGATTGCAGACATTGCCTCCTCATTTGCGGGCTGCGTTCCGGGACGGGTCATGGGACCTATTTAAGGGTCAGGTGTTTCAGGAATGGAGTCGGAACCACCATGTTATTGATCCATTAAAGTTTACTCATAAAGATGGAGTTGAGAGGTTAAGCCCTGAGGGTGTTCCGGTTTACATGACATTTGACTGGGGTTTTGGTGCTCCGTTTTCGGTGGGATGGTGGTGGGTGGATTCGGACGGGCGAAAGTACAGGTTTTCGGAGTGGTATGGGTGGGGTGGAAGCCCCACGGTGGGGATGAGGCTTGCAGACACAGAAATTGCGGCTGGAATTATTAAGCGTGAGCAGATAATGGGGTACTGTGTGGAGAGTGAACAGTTGGGCTTGAAGGTTTATAATCCCCAGATTACCCGATTATGCGATCCCACGTGTTTTAATAAAAAGCCGGACTACCGGGGTGGTGGGCAGATGCCTTCCACTGCTGAGGTTTTTATGAATTGCGGGTTGAGGTTGCAGCCCGGTGATCCGTCGAGGGTATTGAAGTGGCGCCAATTCCATGAGCATCTAAAGATACAGAGGGATGAAGATGGGAATGTGAACGGAGTGCCACTGTTGCAGATTTATAGTTCTTGCAACCATTTTATAAGAACGGTTCCTTCTTTGGTTATAGATCCGAATAACGTTGAGGATGTTGATACGGATTCTGAGGACCATTGCGCGGACGAAGCGTGCCATATACTGATGCACAGACCTGTTAGGGGTGGCGTTACGGCGCCTGAGATACGGAGGCCTCCGGGAATAAATGAGGTAATGCGGTTAGAACGTGAGGAGATTTTTGCCGATATAGCAGCCGCAGAAGCACGGGAGCAGGTGATGTATGACTGGTGAGATAGTAGCGATAATAGTCCTGGTGGTAGTAAACGGGGGCTTGCTATGGCTGATTTTGAGTATGCAGAAACACTTTAAAGAAATGTCGAAAGATTTGCTTAACCGTGTCATGGCCCGCAATTATGAGACGTTTGTGCAGGGGGATGTTGTGCGCGCGCAGGCGGAAAAGCCGTTGACGCCGGAAGAGATTTACGAGAAGCAGTATGAACGGGGGATACCCGTATGAAGCGAGACATCTTCAAGGACGACAATACTCTCATAAAGGCCGTTGATGATTTCTTTGATGACCAACATGACGTCACAAGGATTATCAACGAACGAATCATCTTTCGTAATATATTGTATTACATTGGAGAGCAATATATTGAGTTTGTCAGGTCAACCGGCACGTTTAGAAGGCGCAACTCTCCTGATTTTACGCCCACGCCCGTTTCGAACGAAGTGCGAGAATATGTCAGAAGCATTAAGGCAATGCTGATGAATCAGAAGATGGTTCCGCGGGTTTGGCCGAACACAAGCGAAAAGGAAGACAACCAGGCTGCCGAACTTGGCGAGAACCTGCTGACGTGGATGGACCAATCTCAAAATGCTTCCTTTTTCGATGAAAAAGAAAAGCTTTGTATATGGCTTTCCATTGCGGGTACAGCATTTATGAGAACGTACCCCAATGCAGAAGGTGGTTTGTGGTTGCCCGACGGGTCGAAAACGGGAGACGTGGCATGTGAAAGCATTTTGCCCTTTAACATCAGACTCGATACACTCGGCGATTCCTTGGATAAAAAGCGATGGATAGGCGTGCAGAGCCTTAAAGACAGGGAATGGGTTGAGGATACCTTTAAGGTGAAGATAGAACACACCGATTCCAACAAAACACAGATAGATTATCAAAAACGGTTGGCAAAGTTAGTTGGAACGGTATCTCCGTGGAAAGGTCAGGTGATGGAGTTGCAGACACTTGAAACGGACGATGACGACGTGGTATTGTTCAAAGAGATAGAATTTGCGCCGGTCAGGGAATTCCCTAACGGTAAGTATGTCTGCACGTGCGGCGGCAAGTTACTGGTCAACGTTCACAGATTGCCGATTGCCGCAACGCCTGATTACTGGACGTATTCCTTGACGGATTTCCATTATAATTATGTTCCCGGTCGGTTTTGGTCTGATCCCGGCGTAAATGATCTGATTTCACCTCAAAATATCATCAACGAGATAGATCAGGCGCTTTCGATCAACCGAAAAGGCATTGGACGTCCTAAAATCATTGTGGCAGGTGAAGTTGGGTTGAAAAAGCTCGATATGGGGGGGCATGGGTTCCTCGCACTTCAGTATAATCCTATTATGGGGCAAAAACCCGACTTTCAGGAAGGAACCCCCCTTCCCGCCCAAGTGCTTGAAGAGCGCAGACTTCAGAAAGAACAGATGCAAGATGCTTCTGGCGATCCTAAAAACGTCTTGAAGGGACAGGCGCCGTCAGCCAATGCGTCCGGTATTCTTACAGAAAATTTAAAAGAAACAGCAGAGTCGGGTAGATATCCCGATGTTGACCGGTTTAACCGTTCTTTGACGAGAGTTTATAAGAAGAGATTGCTTCTGGCGCAAGAGATATATACCGAAGAACGTCTAATAAAGATCACCGGTCGCGGCAACAAGGTAAAGATAGTTAAATTTAAGGCATCTGATTTGCGGGGCAATACAGATGTCAGGTTAGAACTGGATTCTGGACTGATTGCCACCAAGTCTGGACAGGCGCAGATGATGCTGAATATGATCCAGGCAGGTTTCTTCAAAGAAGGTGAAACAGATCCTACGCTTCGGCAAGAGGTCTTACAGCGGTTGGGTATGTCCAGTTTCACGGATGAGACAAATAACGACGTTGACCGCGCTGAATCTGAGAACATGGCCATTGCGTCAGGAAGTAGCGATGTAATGACTGCAAAGCAAAATCCTGAAACGGGCGAAGATGAAGTCATTACCGATGATCCGCTATTCAAATACGACAATCATGCGTCGCACTATGAGACACACCGGAAATATATAATATCCCCCGAATTCAAGGAAATTCCCATTCAGTCTCAAGTAATGGCTCTCTATCATGCAGATACGCATAAGAAGCTGATTGACGATGCCAAGCCCGACCTCAAACAGTTTGTCCAACTCGATAAACTCATTCCTCTATTAACCCAGCAGGAGAGGGCGCAGGTGCTACAGGATATAGGCATCCAGCCAGGCGACGAGACAATGATAGGCATTCCCGAAGCGGATACGGTCTTAAAGGCAAAACAGAAAATGATAGACACTGACAAGAAAGAAACGAATAAACAAGTCCAGATGAAAATGGATTTGTTAAAACACTCTATGACGGAACAAGGAAAAATATATGCCGTACAGCATCAGAAAAGTGAAGGGCGGGGCGAAGGTAAAAAGCCCTAATCATCTGGGATTCAGTAAGAAACCTATGACGATGAGGATGGCAAAAGCGCAAATGAGAGCCATCATGATGAACACAAAAGGAAAATAAGAATGGCGCAATGTATTCTAAGTCATGGTCAAATGTTGCCAGACCCATTAAAAGAAGGGGGAATAATAGAACCAATCCCGAAGAAAACAATAGATAGGATTCCATTAGGGAGCACAGATAAATTTGAGAGTCTGGTTGCAGTATTAAGAGAAGTCATGTACTGTAGGAAGAAGTGGTTCGGGAAAATAGAAGTATCAATCGAAAGTGGGAACATAGTAAATGTAAAAGTATCGGAGAATATTAAACTTTAACCTATTCAGAGAATGGAGGGGAAGATGATTAAATGGATTATATCCATCCTGATAGATGCTTATTTTACTGTCAGAATAAAGTTATTTCATCGGGATAAATGGTTGGAAGAAAGGGTAAGGTTGGAAGAAGAAAAGGAAATTAAAGACAGGCAAGCTTACCAAGATATTTATAATAAAATCAGGGCAGCTATTAGTGTGAAAAGGTCAGGAGAATTG